CGTGCCCGGCCACGTGTTCCGCGACGATCCCACCAACGCCAGCAGCCCGTTCACTGGCGGTGGTGTCGTCACGGTGGCTTCCCAGCGCACCACGCAGAATTACCTCACCACCTACGACTTCCAGTTTGACGAGCTTGATATCGTCGAGGCAGAGGCCCCCTACGACGACGTCCTGCTCATCACGCTGCCTCCCACCGCGAAGATGGCCCTCTGGCCGGACATCACCGACACCTTCGTCACCGATGAGCAGGCCATCAACCCACCGCCACAACTGCGGGTCGCCCCCTCCCGTGCGATGCCGCGGGTTGTGTCCGGATTGAAGGTGCACGACAACGTCCGCTATGGCACGGGCTACATCATGGAGCGGTCCTTCTCTGTCGACAAGTGGGGCGTGGGTTCCGGCGATTGCGGCACGCCGTACCTCGACCAGGCGGGCCGCGTTCGCGGCATACACATGGCCGGGAACAGCAACCGCTCCTTCGCGTTGGTCCTCAGTCGCGAGGGCATTGAGGAGCTCCTCAGCGGCACGCGCGAGTCCCCCATGGAGCACCCCATCGAGCCTGGGGCCGCGGCAGCGGCCACCCCCTTCGGGCCGCACAGCTCGTTCAGCGAACGCTCTCGCCTCGAACCTAGCCCTGTCTTCGCTGAGCTCCACGCCGAGGGGCTCGTCAGCACGCAGCCCGTGCTCGAGAACATGCCCAACAAGGACCTTAGGGAGTGGATCAAGGCGCCGCGTGTGGTGGGTCGTCTCACCCGTGCCGACTGTGACTTTGTGCGCAGCTGCATGACCCACCTGTACCCCGAGCGGCCCGCGCTCGAGTGCCGCAGCATGGCGGAGGCTGTTGCTGGCTTCGACAAGGACCGCAGCGCCGGGCAACCCTGGATCGGCATGGGCATGCGCACCAAGGGCGACCTCCTCAACGAGGATGGCACCCCCAAGCCCGCCTTCGCAACTGGTGTTGCCTCGCTCATGCGCCTGGTGACGACGGGCGTCGACGACGGCACATTTCTCGCCTCTGTCGACAAGGCCAAGGATGAGCTTCGAGCCCCCGGCAAAACACCCCGCATTATCAGCATGGCGCCAGCCCACCTCCATGTCGTCCAGGAGATGAGGTACGGCCGCGTCGCTGAGTGGCTGGCTTCTCGTGCGGGTGAGCACCCCATGCTTGTCGGCATCAACCCGTTCGGGCCCTCGTGGACGCGCCTTGCGGAGCGCCTCGACCTTGGCACCGACCTCGTTGATGGTGACCTGACCAAGGAGGAGCACTGCATTTGGAACGAGTTCATCGCGCTGTTCCATGAGTTCATGGAGACATTCCTCGCCTCCCCTGATCACGCCGTGGGCCAGCGCATCGGCGAGTCGCTCAGTAACATTTACCACGTGTTCTCGGGCCTGATGTACCGCGCCAACATGGGCCACCCCAGCGGCCACCGGCTGACGGCCGAGCTCAACAGCTTCACTCTGATGAGCGTCATCCTGCTTAGCATCCGCGATGCACACCCGGAGTGGGATGTCGCTCGCGTGTGCGCCGTCCCCTTCTACGTGTACGGGGATGACAATGTGGCCAGCATAGGCGGTGTGCTGGACTTCGCTGCATTGCGGGCCGGGTGCTTGCGCTACGGCTTCACGTTGGACGCGGCGGACAAAAGCAAGCGCGGCATCGAAAATTACGTGCCACCGCGGGGCGACATCACCCTGCTCAAGCGCCGCGTCTTCAACTGGCAGCCTGTGGAGGGCGGGCGGGTCGCGGTCGCGACGCTGGAGGTCGCCAGCATCTGGCAGAGCCT